CCCTCCAGTAGATAGAGCTGGGGCAGCTCCTTTGCGGTCACATAGTCGATGGCGGAGGTGATGGCCCCCTCACCGTCAAAGGAGGTATTGTAGGAGTAAGAGTATATGTCCGCCTCCTGGATATAGATATCGTTGTAGCTGATATAGCGGCTCCGATCCCCACACTCCACGATCAGGCTGTTGTTAGTCACCGTCTCGTCGGTGTACTGCTGGGCGAAGGTGGGATAGACATCGGGGTTTTTCTTGACCACCTTCTGGACAGGTGCTCAATGGAACCAATTTTAGAGCTAGTGAGGGCCCCCTATATGGCTCAAGAACTACCTTTCTCGATATACGTTATCGCTTATGCGGTGGCGATCTTGGTAACCGCAAAGGCGGTTAGGGCTATCAAAGAGCTTTGGAAAAAGTAAACCCCACAGGTGTAGCGGCCTGCGGGGTTGTTTGTACCTCAACTCACCTGAGGACATATGGATATTTTACCTTCATTTGACTTGGTGAGACTTATGACGACGCCTGATCTTCCGCTCTACGGTCAGCTTTTCGCCTATGGCATCGGGCTTGCCGGAATCGGTATCGGCCTCAAACAAATAGTCGGAGCTATCTCGCAGATTCTTGAGTGGTTTCGGAAATAGCAAACCCCGCTGACGTGCAGGCCAAGCGGGGCTTTTATTGATCACCTTCGCTGCGGGCGATCCATAGAAACAATTTTACTTCAGGTAATTGGCGTGCTGATTTTGTGCGGCATTGCCGGTTTTACGGCTTTGACTGCTGGTCTTGCCGTTCTCGTTTGGAAGAGAGTGTTCAAAGAATGAGCAAATATCCACCTCATCTTTTGTCGTGCCCAATTGCCCAAAACGGCGACAAGGCCGCGGTCCCTGTGACGGCTCAAGAAGCCGGTGCGGGGCGACTCAGTCAAGAAGAAGGCTGGGGGGCATGGAACTCCCGCCCTATCGGTGAGGGCGGCATCCCGCCGAAACGCGAAGACTTTAACTCCGTACTGAATTTGCTTTCGTCCTTTTTGGTTTACTACCAGCAAGGCGGGGTCATGAAGTACTCCGCCTCGCTTGACTATGAGCCGGGCAATGAAATCTTCTCCGCCACGGGTACAAAGTGCCGGTGCCTCGTAGCGAACGGCCCCAACACCGCCAAGGGTGTAGTCGCTCCCGGATCGGATAAGACTGTATGGAAGAACCTTGATGCGCCATCCGTTATCGCGGGTCAGATCACGCCCTTCTATAACTGTCGGCTCGGCGGCTCTGACGGTCGCCGCTTGATCCCGTGGGGTGAGAGCGTCGCCGACGAGCGGTACGTACTTTGCGACGGCGGCACAGACGGCTTGGGCGGGAACGTCCCGAACCTGATGGATAAGTTCCTCCTGCCGAGCACGGTCGCGCAGGCGGGACAGACGGGAGGTAGCCTCAACCTTTCAATCCCGGGCGTGACCGTCAACGGCACGGTCGGGGAGACGGTGCTTACGGTCGAGCAGATGCCCGCGCACACGCACACAGGCAGTTCATCGACTGCGGGCGCGCATACGCACACTCGCGGCACGATGGAGATTACAGGCGCGATCCCCGTGGACGATCACAAGATCCGCTATGTCGAGGGGGCCTTTTATCAAAACGGGAACTATTCCAACTGCGACAACCGCGACTCAGAAAACAGCTCTCCTCGCGTGTCCTTTGCGGCTTCGAGAACGTGGTCCGGGGAAACGTCGTCTGGCGGCTCGCACTCGCACACGATGAATCTAAACTCGACCGGTGGCGGGCAGGGGCATACGCACACAATCACGTCGTCTTCGGAAGCTCAGCAGATCGCGCTCGACAGGCCGCCTTTCTACCGACTGGCCTACTTTGTGAAGCTACCCGAATAAAGTGCTTTGGGGTTCCATAGTGCCGCGCGCGTGCTCATGAGGACCTAAGAGGTTATAAATGCCTTCTACTTTTGATTTTCACTACGTCTACACGCCGACCGGAAGCATCTCCGGCCCGTCCGTACTGACTCAGACCGAGGACGCTATCAACGACCTCGGCGAGTACATGTCGCAGAGCACGACGAATGCCGATGAGGCACTGCGGCAAGCTAAGCAGGCCGTCAGTACGGCGAATACGGCTCAGCAAAATGCGGCCGAGGCGCTCTCTACTGCGAATTCTGCGCTTGGTAGCGTCAATACCTTAACCATCACCGTCAATTCGTTGGATGGGCGCATCAAAAAGGCTGAGAGCAACGCGGCTAATGCCGTCACTGCGGCGACTGAGGCATCTAATAATGCCTCTCAGGCAGTCACAACGGCCAATTCTGCGCTTAATACGGCTCAGCAGGCCGTCACGACGGCCAATGCCGCGAAGACGATGGCTCAGAATGCAAGCACTGCGGCTACTCAGGCCGTGGGCATGGCCGGCGCGGCGAATGCGACGGCGGAAGAGGCGAAGAAGATTGCTCAGCAGGCCGTTACCGACACCGACGGCATCCGCGAAGAAATCAATCAGAACATGGCCGTGATTACCCAAAAGGTAACCGAGGCCACGACTCAAGCGCAGAACGCGCAGAGCTTCGCCAGCCAAGCGAACAGCGCGCAGGGCCTCGCTCAGCAGTGGGTGACGAAGACCGACGGCATGGTGAACGGGGAGGACTACTCCTCTAAGTACTACGCGCAGCAGGCGCAGACGTCGGCCACTTCCGCATCCGGCTCTGCTACAGCTGCCGCCGAGTCTCAGACCGCGGCCGCTTCAAGCGCGACGAGCGCGGAAGGATCGGCCACAGCGGCGTCGGAATCGGCCTCTGCCGCGTCCAGCTCTGCAACGGCGGCGCAAAGCTCTGCAACTGCCGCGCAGAACGCACAGACGGCGGCGGAGACGGCGAGGGATCAGGCTCAGGATGCGGCGGCGAAGAATGCGCACGCCGTGCTGTACGACGCGCAGACCCTGAGCACTCAGCAGCAGACGCAAGTGCGGACGAACATCAACGCGCTGGGGAAGACAGAGAAGGCGGCGAGCGCGACGAGCGCGGATTCGGTGCTGTGGACGGGCGTGCAGAACCCTCCCGATTTCCTGCCGACCTCTGAGCTTGAGCAAGCCCTTTCCGAGCTGATTGTGGAATTCGGCGGGCAGGTTCCCGCATAAGGAGGAAGCGTGAAAACGTTATCTGAAGTGAAGGCCGAGTATCTGAATGAGGCCATGGCCTCGCCTGTGGGCGGCTATGTCGTTTTTGACAGGACTGGGAAAGTGATGGCGCACAGTGCCAGCCCTTTCGTCCATTGCTTTGTTGATCCGCTCGATCTTGAGTGGGCTCGTGCCAATGGGTATGAGTGCAAGGACGAAGAGATTGATGGTCGCGTCCTGACGTGGGTGACTGCGAAGGAGCGTCCGGGTGAACTTTTCCGCTCTGCGGATGGTGGCTACTACGCCGCCGCTTCTCTGCCCGAGAACGACGATGCGTTTGTCACCGAGCGATATGCAACCGAAGTTCGAGCCGAGCGCAATGCTCGCCTCTCTGACACGGACGACTACATCAAGATGCAGGACATGACGGTCAAGAAGTCTGCGAAGGCTTCTCGTGAGGCTCTGACTGATGAGGAGCGTGCAGACGTTCTGGCGTATCGTGAGGCTCTTCGTGACCTGCCGACGGTCGCGGGCTTTCCTTACGTCGAGTATCCCACGATTCCCGCTTGCATAGCTTATGAGTGCGGCCAGAAGACTGACGCCCGTGCCATGCAGGCCCAGATGAACAGGAGGGGGTGATGGCTGCGCTGAAGGATTTAATTCGGGCGGAGACGCTGAAGGTAGGTTCTAACGGAGCAATGCCTTCCGATCAAGTTATTGATATCGTGAATAAAATGGACTTCACTTCAAGCGGCGAGGAACGTCTGGAATACATCGCGCCATGCGATGGGGTCTTATCTGCATTTTTGCAGGCCAACCCTAAAGAGGGAACAACCAACTTTCCCGGGGTGGGCATTAACACAGACAGTTTTCGACGCCATGCTGTAAGAACAACTGATGGATCTGTACACATGAGTTTAAGTAGAGGAACGAAAGCATACGTGGCTTACTATAATGCCTATAAATTCGTCTCGCAGTGGATCGTTCGATTCACCAAGACGATCGGGGGTGGGGGCTAAAAGCCCTGTGGCACAGCTCTTTTGGAGGGTTGTGCCATGCTTAAGAACCTGCTTAACTCGTGCTTTGACGCCTATCGCGGATCGCATAAGAGTGTCGTCGCAGGGCACAATATTGCAACTGACATCTCGTTCCCGACAGGGTATGAGAACGTCAATGCAAACACTTACGTTTCTCCGTGCGACGGCGTGTTCGTTATTCAGTGTGAGCCCGCTGAAGGCTACGCCTACTACAACCTCACGGTTCGACGAGATCAGCTCGACTGTGGATTTGTGGGGACTTACGGGCAGACGTGGCCAGTTGTCGAGATGCCCTGCCGAAAGGGTGAAACGATTCACTGGTACGCGTGGATCGATGGAGCTGCTCAGAACATCAAGGCGCACATCCGCTTTTACCCATACATCGGCTCTTAACGTTTGCTTCGGAGGTGCTTCTTATGAATAAGGATCTCCTCCGAGCATTCGGCAAGGCATCGGCAATGAACGCCTTCCCGTCCAGTCAAAAGATCGATATCCCTGTTGTCGCCGAGCAATGGTGGAACGAGTACGTTGCTCCTGCTGATGGGTTTGTTTTCGTTAGTGGCGAGACTCACGCGGGTGAGGCGGGCGGGGGTGTGGCAGAGGTGTCGTGTACGACTGGCTCTACTTCGGTTCACTCATACGGCATAGCAAAAGTGACGGTCCCCGTAAGAAAAGGAGAAACCGTACAAATAGCGGCGAAGGGTGAACTGGGTGTCTACGCAGGCTTCATTCCTGCGAAGGCGAGCACGTAGCCCATCTACAAACAAATCAACAACGACTCCCTCGGGTGAAAGCTCGGGGGAGCTTTTTGTGTGCGCGTGTGAGTTCTGATGTGCGAGATACTGGGTTTGCACGAGGGGAGGAAGCTCTTTTCGAGCCGACGCTTCGTGCAATTTGAATGGAGGATTTGCCATGGGTGAATTCGCAAGCAAGGG